TCATGCCGGTGGCGTCCGTGTAGACGAGGCAGTGGTTCGCGTTCCAGAGCAGGATGGGCGACTCGTATCGGAACTTCCCCTCGACGACCAGGCCCTCGAGCATCTTGCACGGCGCGTTGAGCCGCTGTGTCGTCTGGGCGATCCCCTTGACCTCGATCCCTTCCCGCTGCAGGAACGTCGCCAGCGGCCCGACCTGCCACGGGTCGCACCCGACCTTCACGATCTTGTGATCCTGCCCGAAGGCGAGGATGTCGCGGGCGACCGTCTCGTGATCGAGCCGGGCTCCTGGCGTCACGGTCAACCAGCCCTCGCGGATCCAGGTCGAGTAGGGGACGCGGTCCTTCCGCTCGCGCTCCTGGACGGTCTCCTCGGGAACCCAGTACCGCATGACGGCATCCCAGGATCCGTCGGCCGCCTTGAACAGGAAACATGCCGCGGTCATGTCGAGGTTCGACGCCAGGTCGACGCCGACGACACACGGCCGGCCGGCCAGGGCCTCGGGCGGGGGCCGGCGGCAGTTGGAAAACGCGTCGCCGGTGAACCAGCGGTCATCGCCTTCGATCCAGACGTTGAGGGAGTAGCGGAGCCAGCGTGTCATCTTCTTCGGATCAGTGCAGGCGTCCTGGTAGTCGGCCGCGAACTCGTCCTCGGAGAACGTGATCCCGATCGACGGATTCGCCTCACGCCACACGTCCGGGTCGCCGAAGCCGCGCGGGTCGTCCGGCCGGGCGGCGTAGATCAGCCCGTAGAAACTCGGGTTGGCAGCCGGGTCGCCGCCGCGGTCGCGGCTGACGAGCTCGGCGTCCTTCCACCACTGGTAGCCGACTGAGTTTCGGTTCTCACCCGCTGTCGAGATCGCGAGGACAAGGCCGTTCGGCGTGGCCCGGGTCGCGTAGGTCAGGGCCGAGATCAGGTCGTCCGACTTGTGGGCGTGGATCTCGTCCACGATCACGGAGCCGTTCAAGCCCTCGTTTCGGTAGGCGTCGGCCGACAGACACCGGAGGACATTCCCGTTCTCGCGGTTCTTGATGAGCGACTTCGAGTCCACGACCTCGAGGAGCTTCGCGAGCTGCGGCGAGGCCCGGACGAACTTCGACACGACCCGGTAGATCTCGCGGGCCTGGAGGCGGTCGACCGCCGCGAGGTACACGTCGGAGATCGGATGGTGGGCGGTCAGAAGATACTGGGCCAGGGCGGCCATCAGGAAACTCTTTCCCTGTTTCTTCGGGCAGAAGATCCCAGCCCGCCGGTAGCGAAGCCGGCCGTCCGGCCGCTTCCATCCGAACAGCGGCTCGACCACCCGCTCGCGTTGCCAGTCGATCAGGCGGAGCGGCTCGGGTGGGCCGCCGGTGGCCGACGGCATCCGGCAGAACCGCTCGATGAACTCGACCGGCCGGCTGGCCGCCGCCGGATCGAAGACGTAGCCGGGGCAGGCCTCGGGGCGGTCATCCCCCGGTGAAGGCCCGGAGGGCGTCGTCTTCGTCTTCGGCATCGTCGGTCTCCGCTGCCGGCAGCCGCGCCTCGTCGGCGGCGGTCAGGCCGAACTTCGCCGCCAGTGTGACGAAGTCGCGGCGTGAGTCACGCAGGAGCCGGGCCACGGGCGAGACCGACTGCCCCTTGTCGGTGGCGGTGATCCAGCCCTCGCGGTCGATCTGCTCGGCGAGCCCGCGGATGTCGGCGTGCAAGTGGCAGAGCTGGCCGAAGACCTCGGCGTGGACCTGGCGGAGCCGGCCCTCGGCCGCGAGCGTCGGCGCGTGCATCTCCCAGAAGGCGGCGGCCATCGTCCGCGCGGAAACGTGGGCCGGGGGAGTGACCGACTCAGCTTGACTCGACAGGCGGGACACGGTGTTCCGGCCGGTTGCGGAACGCTCGGAGTTTGGGTCGGGGAGGGGGCCGCGTCTGCCCATTTTCAGGCCTGCCTATTTTTTGAATACCCGACAGAAACTCGCGCAGAGGTCGCGTGGGGTCTTGGCGCACATGCTCGATTTGTAGGCGACCCCACCCCCGTCGCGCGTTTCGCCCGTGTTTTCCGTGCCTTTTTGCTGTGCATGATGTTCGCGCTCGCGTTTTGATGGTTTTTCCCGGGCGAAACAGCGGTTCTAGAGGATTCCTCGCCTCCGCTGTTCGGCTCGCGTCTTCTTGCCGTGGCAGCTCGAGCACCGCCAGGCGAGGTTCGCGTCGGTGTCTGCCCCGCCTTCTTCGAGTGGCACGATGTGGTCGGCGTGCCCGTTCTTCCCGTAGGCCACGCGTGAGCAGTCACGGCACACGAACGCGTCCCGCGTCCCGATCCTGATCCGTTTCGCCTTCCAGTCCGCGGTGTTGTAGTGGGCGTGCTCCTTCGTGCTGGTCGTGCTCACGAAGACCGGAGGCCGCCAGCGTTCGACGCGGTCTGGCATGTCAGACCTCGGGCGTCTGGATCGCCGCCTGATAGTCGGCCTCGGTGATCTCTTCGACGGCACCGATGGCGAGGAGCTGCGGGAGCAGCTCGGCCGGGAGGTTGTAGTCGCAGTAGTCGGCCGAGATGGCGAGATAGACGCGGCCGTGTGAGTCGTGCGGCGCATCGGCCGCAGGCGTGATGCTCGTCAGAGTCTTCGTCTCGACGCTTGGGTAGCCGTAGGCCGCGTCCAGTTGCGCCCGAATGGACTCGTATACTGCGTCGTTCGATCTGAAGAATCGCGTCGTCATGCGACCGTGATCCCGTACTTCTTGCCGAGGTAACGTTCGACCGTCTGTCGCCGTGAAGTAGACAAAACGCCTTGATAGAAAAGCATCTCGGCCACGGCTGCTCGCGTGCCGCCACCGGTGCTTCCGATCGTCATGTTTGTTGAGGCGTTTCCGGTCGCTGCGGCGTTCGTCACCGTGTTCGTCGTGGCGTTGACGGTTCCGTTTAGATATGCCCGCAGCCTGGACGACGCCGTAGCATTCCCGCAATCGTACGCCACAGAGAGGACGCAATATGCGTTAGCGGTCGCAAAGAAATTGCTTGGAATGATCGCCGCCGTCTGAGCCCCTGAAACGCCGCGATTGACAACCGCTAACAAGGCATTGTTTCTGCTCACCGAAACACGGTCATCAAAGGTAAGGCTGATCCCTGTGTTCGCCGATGAATCGGCGTTGTTCATCAGAAACGGAGCGTATACGTTTGGGTCAGACGAATCGCCAGGACGAATGACGATGAAAACGGTGCCGCCCGTTGAGTTGTGCAGATAGTTGAATGACGCCGTTGACGATCCAAAGACCAGCGCTCGCGTCGTCGCGAAGTCGATCGTCCCTCGACCATTCAGCCCGCTCGCGTTGTAGGCAGGCTGGTTGATTGCCGTGCCTTGCGCCGCCGCCGGCGCTCCTGCCCCGCTCTTGTCTCGCCACTCCGAGACGTTGCTGCCGTTGAGCGTGATTGTGGACGTGTCCGATGCGTCCAGCCACAGGCCGATCCCCGTGATCGTCCGCGGGTCGAACTGCTTCGACCGGAAGGCCAGGCGCTGCCAGCGGCTCACAGAATCCTCCAGCGCGAGATCGCCGAGGAGTAGGTGAGCACGGCCGAGCCGCCGTCAGCCGGCAGAATGAAATCGCCGCCGGTCGTGTTGCGGAACCGGTTGGCCGCCGTGCTCGAGGCCGACTCGTGCTTGAGCGTGATCGCCGAGCCGCCCGAGGCGTTGACGTTGATTACCAGCCGCATCGCCCCGTCGACGCTGGGGGCGACCAGGCCTGTGATGTCGATCGCGGTCGAGCTCGACAGCCGCAGGATGTCGCACGTCCCGGGGGCGTAGTTGTTCTGGCTCGCCGACAGGCTGGACGGCGTGACGATCACCGGGTCGATCGCGTCGGCCCCGCCAGTCTGGTGCCGGCTGGCGTGGGCGAGATCCCGGATGCCGCCGAGCGTGATCTTTTCGGTCGTCGTGCCGGCGGCGTTCGTGGCCGGGACGACCGCGTTCGCGGCCGCCGTGCCCGAGGGGAGCTGCGAGATCTTCACGTCGGGCATCGGTTACTGCTCCGTTCGAAGGATGGCCCCGGATTCGGCCGTGAGTTGGTAGCCGTTCTCGGCGAGGATGGAGTTCGGCGAGGCCTTGACCCGCTTCGCCTGCTTCCGGAGCAGGCTGAGGATCCGCAGGTTCTGCGGCCGGAAACGCTGGATCGGTGCCTTTGCCATGGTCGTAGGGTATGCGGGGCGGCCCGAATGATTGAACCACTCACGGGAAGCCCTGCCAGCGGTCCTCGCGCTCCTCGTCGCTCCATGCCTGTTGCTCGATCATCGTGAGCCGGCCGTAGATCTCCTCGGGCGTGGGGTCGGACACGCGGCGGCCGCTGCATGCCCGGCGAGGGCGACGGGCCAAGTGTGCGAGCTGGTCCAGAAGCCGCGCCTTGAAGAACGCGACTCCCAGCCCGGCCTTCCTGGCGATCTCCTGCTGGCTTTCCCCGGCCTCCCAGGCCCGCGTAATCGCCTTTATCTGGCGAGCCGTGAGACGGCCGGCAGCCCGACCGGCGAGCCGGCTCGACCCGTCGCGCTGCCGGATGGGCCTCGACTTCATGTCGGCGGCCTCCGGATCTCGACGATCAGCCTCGCCTGCTCTCCTGGGCCAGCGTACCGCTTGGCTCCGCCATGGCTCACGACCTGGGTGTCGTCGTGCCACACGCCGCTGGCGACCGTGATCGCGTCCCACACGGCCTTCTCGATGTTGTCCAGGTCGCCGCAGTTCCGACCCGGGAAGGCCGGCGCCGACGGCTTCACGGTGCCGTCCTTGGCCAAGTGCGAGGCCGGTCTGGCGAACACCGCGCGGATCTCGACGTGGTGCGGCCCGGACGATGCCTGCCAGCCGGCCCACTTCGCCCGCATGGCCGCCGCCATGCCGATCGCGGCCTTGTACGTCTTCAGGCCGCGCCGGTCCGGCGTGTAGGCCCGGCCGTTGGCGAACCGTGCCCGCGGCTGCGGGATCGGGTCTCCGGGGATCTCGAACGTGATCGAGGTCGCATCCATGCGACCCGCCACGGTAGCCGGGCTGGCGGCTGAATCCAGCGATCACGGGAGCCGATCCACTGGGCATCGGAGCGTTTCCGGCTTCGCCGTCTTTCGCGGCGACTCTTTCGCCTATCGGCCTCGAAACGCATTTCCGCGCCGTGTTAGGCGGCGAAGATGCCGGCGAATACTGGTTCTCATGTCAATCTGGCGAGCCACCCGCGAACGATGCTGTACGCTTGCTCGTCTTCATCGGCAAAATGATCCTTGAGTCCGCGAATCCGCTGAAGGGCCGAATGTCGCGCAACGGCCCTGCAAAGCCTGTCAATCGCCTCCCGCTCCTCGTCGGTGAGCGTGGGCTGCGGCTCCGATTGTGTCATGTCGTCCAAGGCCTGCATGTGCGGGCAAGTCCACTCGCGAGGATTCTTGGCGTATCGGGCGTTCACGCCTTCCAGCAACGCGCGGACGGCGCGGTGCAGTTCAACGTGAGAACCAGCGGATGCAGAAGACGGCTCGGCCTTGTCTTGCGTGTTTTCGTTGCTCATGTCTCGCCGCTCCTGATCCTTCACGTTCTGTTTCTAACCATCGGCCGTGGCAAGCAGTCCGTCGTGCCGAAACGACATGATCGGAATGTCCATCCCGATCTGGCGGGCTGCCTCCAAAACGTCTTCGGCCCTGTAGTACCGCTCGCCGTCAATGACGACGCCACTGCAAATCGGAAACCGCTCCGGCTTGCGGTGTTCCACGGGCCGCTCTCGGCCCTGCTCGGCGATCCACGCCTCGAGGTCTTCCAGCTTGTACCTCACAGACTTCCCGAGCTTCGTCGTTTGCGGCCCCTTGCGAAGCCATGCGTAGCGGGCGAGGGTCTGCGGTGCAAACCCAAGGTACTCGGCCGCCTGCTTCCTGGTCATCAGTCGTTCCATCGCATCGTCTCCTTTGGTGCTGCGTGAATCCTGTCGCAACGTAGCGGCCTGTCAATCGCTCGCCAAAGATTCAACCAGCGTCAATCAGCGTCAATCAGTGTGGCCCGAAACAGAACCAGACGATGCAACGGACGGCGGATCAGTGTCGTTTGGTGTGATCATGTCTTGCGTCCGCCGCCGTTGATCTTCCGCGTTCGCCAACTACCAATTGTCTCCAAACGCTGCCGCGAATGCGTTGACGGCAGCCTGCGGATTGCACTCCCGCATGAACTCCGGCCGCATCGCCTCGTAACGCTCCAGCAATGCCGTCCGCTTCGCCTTGAGATACGGCACGCAAGCCACCCTGCCGGCGTGCTTGAAGTCCGAGCATCCGAGACGCCAGCGGTCAATGCCGACCACATCGGCCTCGATCTCTGCCGACTTGAAATCCATGCTTGGCATCGTCCGAGTTTCGCACGACGTTACGCCACGCGGCCCGTAGGTGATCTTCACGATGCGGCAAGTTGTGTCGTCCATGTCGATTCCGGCAGCGATCATCGTATCCTCCTCCGTGGCGAACCAACGGATGCAGCGGACTCGCGATTCCGCCGTGTGGTGTAGTTTCTTCAGCGGTCGCGAGCCGCTGATCCTGCGTGTTCTCTCACTTGATCGACCGTTCCATCGACTCGCGATCCCAAAACACGTTTGGCATCATGAACCGAATCCACTCGCGTTCTTTTGCGAACTCCCTTGCCGCGACCGGCCCCCATAGGACGCGAAAGCCGAACCCGGCGGGGTTGGCGCAATCGGTCGTCCACAGGAAATCGCCGGCCTGCACGTCGTTCACATCCTCAACGCGGCCCGTGCGTGCGTTGAGAGAACCACGCGATGGAATGGACTGCTCGTCGTTGTCTTTCATGGTGTCGTTCTCCGTTGCTCGCAGCCATTCATCGCTGCACGTTATCTGGCTTCGTCCTTGCGCTTCCGCATCTCTTCCTTCAGCCGCTCAAACTCTTCTGGAGTCATTGGGCATTCCGGGCATTTGGTGATCGGCTTTTGCTCTCCCGGCTCATACGACCGCCATTCCGTCCCGCATCCGCTGCACACAGTGATGATTGGCCTTGGCGGTTCCGGCTTGCTGGCGACGGAGCACCCGGCAAATGCCAGCGTGGCCGACAACAGTGCCGCCAGATAACCACGCGATGCAGCGGACATCTCATCTACCTCGTTTGCCATGGTTGCTCCTGTGTTCGATGCCGATGATCCTCAGACTACCTGTCTGCGATCGCCACGGCATGCCGGGCCATCTGGTTCACGTCGATCAAGTCCATGTACACGCAAAACACGACGTTCGCGTCCCGGCCGAACCGCTCGATCACCAGTTTCCGCAGGGCGTCCAACTTGCAGGCGCACGCGTGCGTGAACTTCTCCGGAAACGAGACCCGGAGGAACGTCGTGTTCGGATGGCCCGTGAAGTGGTCGATCAGGACCTGGGCCGGGGCGTGGTCGTACCCTCCGGGGCGGTAGATCTCGTCGCAGCAGTCGCGGAGCTGCTCGGGGGTGATGGGGAGGATCACGACTCGCCCTCCTGGTCTTCGTCGACGAACCTCCACGCCGGACTCGTGCCGATGATCCCGAGCACCGTCCGCAGCTCGTCGCCGATGAAGATCTCGGCCTCGACATGCGCTGTGGCCAGACAGCCGACCTCGAGGTCGATCGTCAGGCGTCGGACCTTCTTCCCCGGGAAGATCGCCTCGGCGATCTGGCCCGGGATGTTCTCGCGTCCTGGGATCATGCCGCACCCTCCCGCAGTTTCCGCAGCACGGCTGCCCGTGCCGACTCGAAGTCGCCGTCGGTGTCGACGCGACGCCGCGGTTCGTCTGCCTGTTCGGCCTTGGCCTGGGCCTTGCGGGCCTTGGCCTCCAGGTACTCCTGCCGGCGGCGAGCCGCCTCGGGGTCCGCGGCCTTGCGCTGCCATTCCGCCGCCGCCTCGGATGCCGGGCGTCGGTCGTCGGCGGATCTCGGCCCCGTCACCGGCGCCGCCCGCCTCGGGTCGTCGAACTCCTGCTCGATCACCTTGGCCGTGAACCGCCTCCCGGCCTTCACGCCGGAGAACTGGCCCAGCGGTACGGGGCTGGTGAAGAACCGGCAGCCCGGAAGCCGCTCGATCGCCTGCATGGCCTCCTGGAGCCACCCAGGCTCGGCCAGCCGGTCCAGGGTGGCCGACGGCAGGGCATCGGCCGAGTAGGGCTTGATGCGGGCAGGGCAGGCCCTGGCCGCAGCGTTCCAGGCCGCCCGCAGGGCTTCCCCGTCCGCGACAGCGTCCGGGGGTGGAGGAGGAGAATTTGTCCTCTCCTCTCCTCTGGTGCGCTTTTGCTGCGCTGTAGCGCACTCGTCGCGTGCGCTTTTGCTGCGCCTCGGCGCACCATCCGCGCTTGCCTGCCTTGCCCGGCCTG